CATAGGCTGCGTCGAAGCCTTCTTCTCTACCACCCCTCCCCATGGCGGCATACATGTCCATGGCATCGTCAATGTCATCACCGGGCACAAGGGGGAATTGCGCCTCGATAGAAGCCTTTGTAGGGTCGTTGCTCATCATAGCGAGTCTCCAGCCAGATTCTGGTAAAGCATCCATCAGAGCCTCAATACCAGCCCTTAGCTGTGGGTCGTAGCGGTTCATGGAACCAGAGGTGTCGATAACCCACAGAATATCCACGCCATCAACACTTTGCGGTTGGGTGAATGAGTCAACCCAAATTACTCCGTGGTCTGTTGGCACCTCTACTTCAATATATATTGGAACCTCTACCACCACCTCTACATACTCAGTCTCAGTCCCAGCGTCCCTGTTACTGTAAACTACTTGGTAATCAGTATAACAGCCCGTAGCTGCTACTGCCAGTATTCCATAAAAAATTTTCTTTAACATTCATCGTATCCTCCCAAAAACTATGAATGAACCTATTAACCAAAGTATAGTGTTTTACTCGCTTATTTCCTCCGAGTCCAATAACAATAATTCATCAATCCATCCCTCAACCATTTCTTGACTCCAGCCGTGCACGCCCTGATACATCACCATGTCACGGTCCACCACTACAATTGTAGGGTAGCTCATAACGGGGTATCCGTTTGTTGCGGTCGAGTCAACGATGCTGTTGTCTCCCTGAAGAATTGGCGACTGGGATGGAACTCCATAAAGGCTTTGCCAGTCTCTCACATCTTCTAAGGACACACTTCCCCCTGCGGTATCCTGCAACAATACAGTCACCCATACAACATCATAATTTGAATATTTTGATACATGTGTAGCAACTTGACTTGCAGCGGATTGGCAAGGTCCACACCACATAACGGAAAAGTCTAAAACAATAATGCTGCCATAGTGGTCGTATAAACTCCACTCTTGGTCAGTCTGGTCTTTGAATGTAAAGTCGCAAGCGTGGTCGCCCAAGGCTCCACTGCACTCTTCCCAAGTAATCGGGGAAGGCTCTTCTACTGCGACTGAATCTGTTTCGTCTGTGTGTGTGTCAAGGGAGGCTGGGCACGCAGCCAGAAACAACGAAAACAATGTAATAAATATTCGCACATTTCTTCCTCCCTTAAATTAGGTAGGTTTCAGAAAATAAAAAGACCGAGAACTAGTCTCGGTCTTTAAATTATTTTGTCTTTTCTACGATTTTACCTTGAAGGCATAGACGGTTTAGACATTGAAGGTCTGGATGGCATTGATGGACGACTGGGGCTGTGGCTTTTGCTGCCCTTACCGTCCATTGCCTCGGACTCTTTCTTTAGCTGCTCCGCTAACCGCTCCGCAAACCACTTTCTCAACCCAACTGGTAAATTGTATGCTTCAAAGAAGCTCCATCCACCAAAGTATTTCATAAAGAAGAACACCTCATAGACGTTCTTCATATAACTATTGCTTAGGCCAAAAAAAGTCGCTGGTCAGCGGCACCTCCATGTCCGAAGTCGATAGACAGTCATGACAAGTAATTGACTGCTTCATGTCAATGTTAGGGATAATCTTGCCATAGGTTTCGCGAATCTTCCGTGACTGTTTACCAGTCATGTGCTGAACCGCTTTATTAATTGTACCTTGGTCGGTGTGACCCGAGATGGAAACAATCATTGAACGTAGTTGTTCTTGAATACCAGAGTCGGGAAGACCCGCTTTTTGACGCTGGTTCATCGCCTTCGTCATCCGCTTCTCGTCGTGCCCATTGAGCGCACGAACCTCGACTTGCCAACCATTATCAAGAGAGATGATAAAGGTGTTGTGGTCTGTCGCGGTTGCATCTTCGATGTCTTCACAGTTGTGACCCTCGACCAATTGATAGGTCGTCAAGTCAAATGTATGTGTTAACCTTGCCTGACACGCAGGGCAAGCGACCTGAGTTGTATAATCGGACCCATAGCCATCAATTCGCGCTTGAACGATTAGAGCCGACTTGTCGCCCAAGAGCAAGTCATTGGGGTGGACTGGTGCTTGAATAATTCTTTCTAAGAACTTATCAATTGCAGTTCCCTTCTTTAATAGAACACGACTGGTGAGGATATCTTCCTCTGCCGTTGTCATGTGTCGTACTTCAATCTCGCCTACTCCGCAAAGGGGATGTCCCTCTGGATAAAAATTGCCGCCAGATGGTAGGGCTACCAAAGATGTTGGTCGGACAAATTCTAATGGAGATGGAGAAGATGAGGCGTTCGCATTGGACACCCCAACTGTGGTTGCTGCCGTGGAGGGAGTATTAATATTTTTACTACCCCCGCCAAGACGGTCTTCGTTTCTACTCATCAATCACCTCTTTTCTTGTTTTGTGAGTGCAGAATGCATTAGCATCTTACACCAATAAGTAGTGCTTGTTAATATTTTTTACAGTTTTATAACCCGTAGACGTAATTCTAAGGTGTCCAGAATTCGCTGCCACCAGTGAGGTCGCCGCCTGAAGCATTGGAGTTTTTATCTGTCTTGAGGTAAGCCCAATCGTAACGAAGCTCAATCTCAATATCGGTAAGGTCATCACCATCATAATCAAGGTCGCCGAATTTGACATCCTTAATCCAAGCGTTCCAAAGAACCCAAGTTTCAATAGCGTTGCCATCGGAGTCAATCTGTCGGATTTCGACGCGACCGAGGGCATTGGTAGCCTTAGACTTAGACATCGTGCTTGTCATAGTCTCGTCCATTGCGGGGGAATAACCACCAGCCTGAATGATATCAACCATTGTGGCTGCTCCATCTGGGTCAACTGGGTCTGCCAAAGTCATGGCAATAGTGTTCCACTCGACGCGACCGGGGTAGTAAAAAGTATGATTAATATACTTGTGTGTTGATTCCTGAACGGTAAAGCTAGGCTTTGCCACCTTCTTCAATGTATACATTGGGATATGGTCGTTATACAAAACCCACCTAAATTGCCTCTTAGGGTCACGGACCCCACTGGAAGCGTCTGACCAAAAAGTGCCTGAACTCATTTTTTAATTTCTCCTTAAAATCTCTTTGCTACATAAAGTAGTTTTTGTTTTCTCTACTTTTAAATAGTTCGGGAAAGAAGAAAATCTCCCCCGACCCTATTTTATTCTTTAGTCGTCAAAAGACGCTCCGCTGTCAGTAATTACGAAGTCAATCGCAATGTACTCAATAGCCTTTGCAGGCTTCAGAAGAATCTTTGCATACATAATATTTCTATCAATCAAGTCTGGCGTGGTCGTAGTTTCGTCAAGAATAATTTTATATTCTGTCAGACCGAAGCGACTCTTAACCGATGCCAAGAATGGGTCTGCCTTACTAATAAAGCGAGTCCATGTAGTTTTTACGTTCTGGTCAAAGAGAATTGTCTTCGCCATGCGTGAAACTTCCTTCTTCAAGTAAATCATCAGACGGCGAACATTAATTCTGTCCAATGCCGATGGGGTTAGCTGAAGTGTCTTCTGTCCGAAGATAACAATTCCTTCTGCGGGGAACTGAGCAATCGGGTTAATGTTTGCCTCATAGAGCTTATCGCGCTCCTTGGAGTTGAGTCGTAGACGAACACCGTTAACGGGGATACCTGCGGAGCCGTCTGTTAGACCACCTCGCGTGAATCCTGCTGGGGCGAACCATAGCTCCGACCGCTTCGTTGAAGAAGCCATCGTCCCGAGTGCAACAATCGAAGGGGGTGCCCAAAGGACGCGCCCGCTCATACTGTCTGAAATCTGGACCCATGGGAAGAACGCACAGCCGTAACTTGAATTGATGGAGCGCATTCTCATTTGAGTAATTGCTTTGTCAACATCTGGCATTCTGTCTGCTTCCTCTGCGGAACCCAGAACGTTTGGCGGGCAATAATCTTCTTCAATATCAATGATAGCAAGGGCATCGCCACGGTTCTCACATGTGGAAACCATGTGGTTGGTAATAGCCTGATGTGTAAGACCCGGTGCAACCATGAGGTTATACTCGACAACTTCTGGGTCAGAGACAGTATCAATTGCCTTCTTGACTGAGTTAAGAGCATAATGGTCAAGGGCAGACTGACCAGCAACAGCCAAATTCGAGTTTGAATGTGACTTGTGATACTGGAACGGGTTTGCTTCAAAGATATCAATACCATCGTGACCACCAGTTAGCGGCAGCGTAAATGCATCGCATCCTTTCTCAAGAACAGCATACGGGTTGCGAGTGCCATCAGTGGTGTGGGCTGTCAAAGAACAGTGCCCATCGGGTACAGGGTAAGTGCCGGTGGCAGTATCAAACGCTCCACTTCCAACTGCGTGGCAACCGGGCTGCCACTCAAAGTTTTTCGGCACAGACGCACCCCAACCATTGGGGTCTGTTCCAGCGGTCATGACGGCTGGTGAGTAGCGAACATCATCCAAAGTAAAGATGAACTGATACGCACTGTCAGCGTCCACCGAAGTGGCGTCGCCAGCCGTGGTTTGGATACCATATGAGCCATAGCCCACCATGTCACCATAAGAGTCATCAAAAACGGTATCGCTTCCAAATTCTGTTGTTTCAATTCCGAAGAAAGCATCCTTCGGGCTGGAAAGAGTCGTGTCTTTTGTATCTTTTCTCATACCGAGTGCACGGTCAACCAGAAGGAACTCCATGTTTGCGTGCCCCGGAAGGTCGGCTACCTGACCAACATAACATTTGTTGGCACCAAGGGCTTGGAGAGCGAAGCTTCCATCGCTGGCGGCGGAAATTAGTGTCATCCCCCCGCTATCTGCTGCGCTGAAAATATTAGCGACCGTGCCATCGGTA